TGCTGTCGTCCGTAGTCAAGAACCTTACCTTTTGACCGTTCAACTTTTTGTGATATACAAAACCATCTCCCGATATTTGTATTCCGTGTTGGGTTACTGCATCGTTAGAATCAAGACCGTAATAATGTATTCCGACCGTTCCAGTATCTTGATTAGCAAAGAATAACGCTGCTGTATCGGTTTTTGCAGTATCGTGAAACAGCTTAAAACCTCTTTCACCGTCAAATGAACCATACAAAACTGCATCAATTTTCTTTGCGTATTCGGCTTCGGCTGTTGCAATGCTAAGGTAGTAATCAGCAATATCCGCAATTTCGCCAACGTTCATTTCTGCCCATTCCTGCGTAGTTCCGTTAGATTTCAAGAAATAGTGGTCAGCACCGAATGAACCGTTTACTTTTAATTTTCCGCTTAGTGAAATGTTGCCGTTTACGTCTAATTTTTCGAGCGGTTCTATTGTACCTATGCCTACATTCCCCTGTGCATCAACAATTATCTTTGTAGTCAACGCTCCTGCGGTTCGGGTCATTATACGTAGGTTTCCGTTGTCCCCACCACTTTCCAAAAGAGACAGCAACGCTGTTGCTGGGGTGTTAGCCGTTCCAATCTTTGCACCCATGTACAAATAACCGCCTGCTGGTCCTGTTGTAACGTCAAAATCCCTGTATATGCCTAATATTTCGGGGTTCGTACTTAATACCGTTAATTTCTCAGTTAATGAAGTAGTTCCGATGCCTACGTTTGTTCCATTATCAAAAATTTGACTGTCTGCAACAGATGAACTCGTCCCAAATTTTGCTAAGTAATTAATTGTGCCACTTATTTTCCCTGCGTTTGTCGTTATTTGACTTTGCAAATCAACGTTTGTAGTGTTTGTTACATTAATTTGTCCCTGTAATTTTCCAAAAGCAGTCAATATACTATCGGCTGCCGATAATGCTGTATTTGCTCCAACTGCATATCCTGTCAATAATTGACTTAATACGGATGAGGAAAAATTAGAAATGTATGAGGTTGTTATATTTGTCCACTCAACCCCCGTAGCTGTTGACCGTAGAAATTGAGTAGGTGTGCCTGCTTCTAATGCAACGTCTCTAAGTTTGCCAAGTACTAATAACTCGCCTTGAACGGATAATTCGTCTCCTACCGAAACAGAACTGCCAAATATAACCGAAGCACTTTTTACGGTGTTCCATCTTGTATTCCAATTTGCATCAAAATCTGTTATGCCATACCCTGCAATAGTTGTCGGGTTTGTTCCTGCCGTTACTCTACCTTTTGCATCAACGGTTACACTTCTATACGTTCCTGTTGCTACTCCACTATTTGCAAGTGTTACGGCTATTTCGGTCGTGCCTGTTCCCGAAACATCGCCCGATAATGTAATAGGGTCGTTTGTGCCGATTGAAAGAGCCTCTGTTCCTGTTTTGCGAACTATGCCGTTCCCTGATAATGCCGTTAATGCAGTAAGTAGTGGATGTGTTCTTTGTCGTGAATTAAGTTGTACGGACAAACCGTTTACGTCTCCAATTTCGTGGAAGTGTGCCGTTGGTGTGAAACTGTCGGGCTTATTAATTATTTTTGCCCAATCAAGTTCTGTAATCCAAGTCGGGTTGGCATAACTGCCACTTAATAGCGGATAACGAGCATCACCCCTTGCATTTGTCCAATATAAGTTGGTTGCTCCTTCGGGTATATTGTCGGTCGTTAGGCTTACTGCACCTTGAAAACCGTTTACACTCGAAACGCTATCGGTATTGTCTATTTTTTGCCATGCTGTGCCGTCAAAAATTATCCAGTCTTTTTGTTTCCAGTCGTTTGTGCCATCTATGTTTGTCGTTCCGTTTGTGCTTACGATGTAGTAATGCCCTTTTGTGCCTACACCCCCGACAATAGTAGGCGTGTTTGTGCTTGCATCCCAAGTTGATTGAAATACAACCGCCCCCGAAACTGCATTAAGTTGGTTCTGTAATTTCCCTAAGGCAACAATTAGCGTGTCGGTTGAGAGAATAGCCCCACCACCTACGTTTAACCCTGTCAAAACCTTGCCTGTTACGGTTGTGGCTGCAATGGCTGTGCTTATTGAAGTTGTTCCGCTACCTGTAACATCACCGCTCAACGTTATTAGTTCGTTACCTGTTATGAAGTTACTCGCCCAATTTTCCCATTTTGCACTTGTTGAATTATATCTTAATAATTGGTTATTGGCAAGCCCAGAAACTTGAACGTCAGAATGGCTTACAAGTGTGTGTGCATCGGGAGGGAAAACAGTAGGCACGCCCGAAAAATCCGCCCATTTGTTAATCTCAATATCACGGTCGGGCAATGTTGCAACTCGGTTGTTAGTTAGTTCAGCTACCGAAAATTCGGCTAAAAAGTTATTTGACGTTCTTATTCCTACTCTACCAAGTATTTCAACAAGCGTTTGATTTGCCTTGTTTCCAAGCTGAATAATTTGTGCAAACTCTGGCCCAAGTTTCAATATGCCTTTGTTTGTGGCTCTTGGGTCAGTACTTAGAATAGAAATTGCATCTATACCCTTGTCCGTAAACAAGCCACCATAAGTTGTGCCGCCTGCCGAAGTAATAACATCAAACTCTTCACCAACATTTATTTTTGTTGTTATTATTGCATCAGAATCAACTTCAATAACTGTATCGTCAGAAAAAAGATTATACTCTTTTCTTTCTAAATTTATGTTATTAGCAAACAACTCTACTGATACAATTTCGGTCGAGTTCGATTGCAGTCTGTATTCTGAATATAAAATCAATAACCTTTTGCCGTCTAAATCTAAATACGGAGTGTTCCACAAATTAGCATAACCAAATATACTGCCCTCAAAAATATCACCAAAACGGCTATTCATTGAAAGTCTGTCTATCAATCTACTTTCAATCAAAGGTAATTCTGTTGTTTCAAGTGTTCTTTTCCATTTGCCTGTCGTTATGTTTGCTTCACCTACTGCATCGCTTAGATAGAACTTATGAATGTGTTCGGGTTCTTTAAATAATATTGCATCTTTGTAATTGTAAACTACATCAGTATATTTTTTTGAAGTAGGTAAATTTGTGTTTTTTATCTCAATTCGCTTACCTACAAATTCTCCCGAAACATCAAGCGGTCGCCCTGCAATTCTAATGTTTTTGAATTTTACATCCGTTGATACTGGCGTACCTGACCTTAATCGAATACCTTCATAAAGTCTAATTTTCATGTACTTAAAAGCAACTGGCGTACCATATTGATTTTTGTTTTCCCATGTTAAATTAAGCATTCTGAACGCATCCTGCTCGGCATTATAAACATAAATTGAGGTTGGCACAAATGTTAATTTCCCATCTGCTCCAATATATTGTTTATTTACTCCACCTTCATTATAGAACTCAACCCGAACTCGTGCGGCATCAATATCAGCTGAAATAAACGTTTCAGCGGACAAGCTAAACGCTCCCAAATTCTCGATAAAAATCTCACTTGATTCTAAGTATTTATTTTGATTTAATGAAGCATCGTTAATCGGAACAGCTGGGTCGGTTGTTGAGCGTGTTGCATAAGTATTTCTGAAAATAATACCACCGCCTTCATTTTCAAATACCTCGTCATTTTCCCAATTATTACTCAAAGTCCACCCTTCTGGCTCATAGTCCAAAAACTCTTCTAATATTCCATTGTAAACTAAATTTCTGTTTTCTCCAAAATCAAAAGTAGCTGAATAAGATTGTACAGGGCTGCCCTTTCTTATAATAGAATTTTTGATAATACTAAGTCCTGCTCCACCAATTAACAAGTCCGTTGATAGCGTTACATTAGGTGTTTGTTTTTGTCCTAAATAGTTGAATCTTCTACCAGTTACCGAACCATCTACAACCTCAATTTGAGATAATACAATCCACTTACCATTTACTTGAAAAATACGTAAGTCGTGGTCATTCAATAGTTTTGTTAGTACCTCATAATAATTTACCCATTCATCATTTTTGATAAATGATTTTACATTTATGTAAAGTTGCTCGAGTGGACAATCAAAAGCAGTTTTTAACATCCCTGCTTCGTATTTGTTGTAATAAATTTCCAAATCAAGGTTATAACCAACCTGCCGTAAACATTGAGAGATTAAACTTTGAACCGTTTGTTTGTTGCTAAATTCAGTCGGGTATTCATCAACAAAAGAAATATCTTTTAGTCTGTTAATGCTGTCTTTTGCTTGTATTGAGATACTTACAATAGACTCATGTTCGTACTGTTGAGATGAATAGTTTGGAATTAACCAACCAATAAATTCAAGTACATTGCCTTTGTATATTTTAATTTGAAATTTACGCTCGTCATCAAATTGCAAAGTGTCTAAATTAAAGATATTTGTTACTTTGATGTCAATAATTGCATAACGGCTGTAAATAATATTATACCTGTCTTCTTCACGGTCATAACCAATAGTTATCCCCTCCGAAACAAGATTTAAGTTTATAGGCTGCTCACCTACAACTGGCGTAAAATCTTTTTCAAGTATTTCTACCTTCCATTGCAAAGTGGACAAACCGTATGCTGTTGATGAATATTTTACACCGTATGCCATTAGAACGCTTTTATTGTTTGATAACGTTGTTGAGAAGCTAAAATGTCAGAACCTCTTAAAACCGTGTTGTAAGAAGAACCTCCTTGCCTTGTTTGTTGGTTACTCGCCTTGCTTTGCCCAACCTTATTAGAAAATGCCCCAACTAATCCCCCTGCTGCTGCTAATCCAATAACCTTGAATAGTGCGGTCGGGTCTCCTAATAATGCCTTTATCCCTAATGCCTTCGCTTCGGCTATTGCCATTTGTTTGAGCATATCGGCAAAAATTTGACCTACACTTGATAACAAAGATTTTGCTAAGTCGTTAATTGTTGCCGTTCCCATCATCATTTGGGCTACTGTCTCACCCATTGAAACACCTGCCGCTAAAGCAATTTCGCCAAGACTATTTTTTATACTCGCATTTGCTTGTACTATTCCAGTTGCCGCTTCGATATAACTTGCCGAGTCAGTTTTCCATTTTTCAATGTCAATACTCATGCCTAAAACGTTTCCTACGCTGTTTCTATCTGATTTTGACTGCAAACCTGCCGCCCCCAATGACATAGTTCTGTCAAGGCTGTTTTGCATTCTATCGGCTGTTAGTTTTTGTTTTTCTTTCGGTATAACGCTATTCATTACGTCAGTAATCATCTGACGTTTAATTTGTTGAGGAACTACAAATGATTCACGCTGTATCTTTACCAATTCGTCAGCCAGTGCCTGCTCCCTGTTTTTTCTCCAATCCGCAAATTCAGTTTCTAAGTTTTTTAACCCTGTAACTTTCTCACGCATCGCTGCTATTTCATCTTCGGCACGTTTTTGTGCTTCTGATTTTGCTCTTTGCGTTTCATCTTGCATCGAAGCAATAATCAAATCCCTTGTTTGAGATTGTAACTCTTTCCGCAAAGATAGTGTTTCCTCTGCAATTTTCTGTGCTGCTTTTATTTCTGCACCAGTTGGTACTATGGGTGGTGTTTTTGGTGGTGCGGTCGGGTCGGGTACTTTTGGCGGTGCTATTACTTTTCCATAACCGCCCTTTTGTAAAACCTTTAGTCTATCTTCAAGTTTCTTGGTTGCCGTTTCTATTTCTGAAAGAGTTTTTTCAGCTTGCATTTTGTTAAGGTCTTTATTGACACCTATCAATGAAGAAGACCCAAAACCATACGACCTTGATTTTTCAAAGCTACTAAGAGAATTATTAGGATTTTTTCTTAAATCGGCTAATACTTCATTATTCTTAATAATTTTGTCCGTAATTTTTTTAGCTTCTGCTGCTTTCTGTAAATTATCAATATACTTAGAAATACCAAGATTTAATTCAGAATAATTTATTTTTTCGGCATTAAGATTACCAAAATATGCAGGATTTAGTTTTTTTAACTCTAATAATGCGTTCTTTTTTTCATCGTAAGAAGTAGTATTGCTATCTAAAATGTCTTTTAATCCTGTTAGTTGAGCAACTTCCGTCTTTATACTTTTAGAAACTTCTTCGTTAAGGGTTGTAAAAGAACGAGTTGCATCTGACATCTTTTTTGTTGTCAAATAATGCTCTGCTACTAATGCGACCAATCCCGCTATTGCCGCTGTTGCCAAACCAGCAGGGCTAATTAAAGCCGCAAAACCTGTCGCCATTGCAGGCAAAACCGTACCTGCTAACGCAAGTAATGGAGGTAAAACAACGGCTAAACCACCTACTACAACAATAGCCTTTTGTGCTTGTGGACTTAATTCAGAAAAAGCCTTTGCCATATCTCCAAGCAATTTACTTGCCTGTGGCACAACGTTTTTTAAATCAAGATTTTTTACGATACTATCACCCACCACTTTTAAGTTTTGAGCAACACTATCTTGAAAGTTTGAGTAGATACCAGCTAATGTTTTTGACTGATTAGCGGTCATGTTGTAGAACTGCCCACCAGTTGAGGTCATAGACGTAAAGGCTTTTTCAAGATTAGCGAAACTAATCTTTCCGTCCTCCGTCATTTTCTTGATTGATTCTTCGGGTACTTTAAATTGATTTGCAAATTCAGCGACAATATTTATACCCCTTCCCATTATTTGGTTTATATCCTCACCAAATAAACGACCCTGTACTCTTGCTTTTCCGTAAATATCGGCTAATTCTTTGATAGGAATGCCAACTCCTGCCGAAAGGTCACCAATCATTTTTAATTGCGGAATGATTTGCTGTTGTGCAAATCCGTAGGCCAACAATGACTTTGCGGCATTGTTAACTTCGGCAGACTGAAAAGAAGTATCAAGATTGTACTTTTGAATATCACGCATCAGGTCTCGCCCTTTGTCCATGCTTTTGAGCATAGTTCCAAACGACACTTCTAATGTTTCAAAATCGGCAGCCGCTTTTATTGAACTTTTCCCTATTAAGGCTAAAGGAGCGGAAACAGCTAACGATAGACCTGTGCCTAATCGTTCTGCTGATTTTCCAAATGTAGAAATTCGAGACTCGGCAGCGTTGAGTCCTCTTTGTAGTGCGGCAGTATGAACGCCTATTTCAAGAAAGAAACTACCTAATCCCATGTTATTTTTTTTGTGTGGTTTCCGCCATTCGCTTCAACATTCTTTCAGCGTATTGGCTTTCAAATTTCTTTAATGACTCAATCTTTTCTTTTTCAGAAGGTAGTGTCATTATTTTTGTGCGGTCAATGTGTTTTTTGGAGTTTGAATTAACAAAGAAATAACAAATTTCTCTGGTATGCCATGCCTTCATTTCCTCTTTTTCCATTTCAACCTCACTCAAAATTGATAAATCGTAAAACGATAAACAATCTAATTGTTCGGGTGTTACTCCGTTTCTCCAAGCGAGTTTGTCAATTCCTCGCCAGTATTCGTAGTAATCATATTTTTTTTTACATCCTCTTCATTTTCTTGTTCGTATTGCTGTTTTACCAACTCCTTAATTTTGTCGGCAAATTCTTGATACGTCATTTTGTGAATAGACATACAAAGTGCATCCGCAATATACTCAAAATCTTTTTGTTCTAACGGATATTCGTCAAGTAAAATATCAATTTCTTCAATCGGCTTATCTTTTAATCCTGCTGCACCTTTCGCTTGTATCAAAGCGTTTTCGTAGCTGAATTTAAGAAGATAGCTATTGAACTCATATTCTTTGCCAGCATCCGAACCAACAAATAATAAGTTTTCGGGTCTACATTGAAAATGCTTAGTAAGATTTCTTATGGTATAAGTTCCTATTAAGCATTTTCCAAGTCCACTTTTTTCAAAAGTTTTTAGTGTCATATTTTTACGCTACTACGCCTGTGGTTACGTCTCCTGCAAATTCTAATGTTGCCGTAAATGTTGCACCTTCTTCTGTGCCAGATGTTAGTTCCAAACTTGTTACATAGGCTGTTCCTTGAATAGTTGAATCGCCTACGGTAGAGTTTTTCACTAATACTGTCAAAGGCGTACCAGCCCTTGCAGCCGTCATAAAATCGTCAAAGTTTCTTTGGTCAGTTCCTGTTTGAAAATCAACAAACCCCTCCGCTGAAAGGCTAAAACTTTTCAAACCCATAATAAAGTCTTTGAAACCGTTATTGTCCTTTGATGTCAAGTCGATTGTTTCTCCCGAAAAACTCAAAGATAAGTTTGTCAAGTGTGCTACCATCTTCGGTACAGACGACTCAACAATATGTAGCTTTTGGGTACTTGCATTAAATTTTGCCATTTCTTTGTTGTTATATTTGTTCTAATAAATGTTCAATAGTAATCACTCTTCTATAAATCGTTTGTGTGTCTGATACGATAGGCTCAAAATCAAAATCAATAACTTTTTTTGTGCTATAAATTAAAAAACCTGTTACCGTAACGCCTGATACTCCTACCTGTGGCATTGCTGCTGTCAATATTGTATCAATTATCAAGTCTAATGGTTTTCTACTTCCGTAACTATCATCAAACGAAGTAACAACATCAATATTAATCGTTACTCGGTTATCAAAACTTGATTTTGTACTTTCACTTTGAGACGTTTGGCTTCCTAAAATAATATAAGGAAAAACCGCATTGTCGGGTGCTTTAAAATCATAAACAGTATATCCAAGACCGCTAATGAGCGTATTATATGCCTTGCGTACTGGATAACTTGTGTCTTTCATTTTCCGCTATATTTTGATACTATTCGCTTAGTTTCTTCTTTTAAATTTTGAGTTTCTTCTAAAAAAGCTGGGATTAAAAACGGCTTTGCACTTCGGTTAATTTTTCGTTTTCCTTTGCCTTTAAATTGGCTTGCTAACTCATTAAATCCGTTTGGTACTGCTACGTTTCCACCTGTTCCGAACTCAATATAAGGTGCGTAATCTTCGGTTGCTCCAACCTGTCCAACACCTTTCTGATAGTCCATTTTGTGATAAACCGATTGCTTTAGTTTACCTGTATCAACTGGCACTCTGTTTTTTGCCTTGTTTTCAATGTTAGTTGTAGTCTTAAAAACTTCAAGTGTTAGGTCCGTCTTTAATCGCTTAGAATATATCTGCATATTTCTAAGAATATTATTGAGACCTCTACCTTTTGCCATTATTTCTTGACTATTGTTAATTTCAAAACTAACCCTCTATTCATTATATTTTCAATGCCGATAATAGAGAAAAACTCATCTTTGTATTTTACTTTGTATGATTCATTTGGCACTCTACCAGTCTCATACCTCATTTTTATTTCCCAAGTGTCGGTATATTCTACTTTACCGCCTTCATAAACTTTTTTACTCGGTTTCGGCTCTACTCTTGCAAACATTGCAAACGCTAAAGTTTTGGTACTTGCCGCAAAACCTCCCCCATCGTCTTGGGTTGATGCAGTTGTATAGAACTCAATTCTATCTCTTAATTCACCTGCATTTATACTCAAAAAATCCATGATGGTCGGTATGCTAAAGCTACTTTACGCCAGTTGTTCGGCAATAATGTTGCATTGTTGTTAGATACATTTATTCCGAGACGTTGTTCAAAGTTTTCAATAACATTTTTAGTCATAGCAAGTTTTAGGGCATCGGGTGTGTCGCTGTTATATCCAGCGTGGTAATTTACTTTTAATCCTTTCAAAAAGTTGCCGTAAATTATTTTCTCTTTTGTTCCTTTTACTTTGTAATCTTCGTTCAATACAAGTTCTATATCTTCGCCATCCTTCACCGTTATAATCGTACCGTGTGGTGAATAAGGTAAACGAACAAATCCGTAAGCCTCTGACCACTCGGCTGTAACTTTTCGAGAAACGATAGAAACTTGCGTATATTTTTCGAGTTCTTCACGTGCCGAAATAATCAAAGTATTAAGTAAGTCATCGTGTACGTCTGTTTCGATAGTAGCATACCTTTTGACATATTCAAGGTCTATTACTTCCGCTTCATCGTCAGAACAAATTACTTCTATTAGATTAGTTACTGGCATCTTGTATTTTTAACTCTTTAGTTTTCGCCTTAATAATTTCAACATTACCCTTTGATTCGTGAAACTTTGCTTTATCGTCATTAAGTTCAATAATCTGACCTTTTTCGGCAATAAGTTTATCCGCTCCCCAAATAGTTTTCAACGCTTTAGCTGTTGCCATATTATTTTGAGTTTTTACGCTTTTTTTCTACTACTGTTTCGGGTTCGTCAGAACAAACTTCTACATAACCCTCTGCTTGCAAGTCTAACATTAAGTTGGTGGGTGCTTTTATGTACCCACCAACTTTATACTCGCCAAAGCTTATTAATACTTTGCCTTTCTTCATATTATGCGTCAGCTACTGCTGGGTCAAGTAATGCTTTTGCAACTGCAAATGTACCTTTCACCAATACTGGAGTGTCATTTGCTGAAACAAATTGCACCAAACGCTGCTCAACTAAGATAGTTTTCTTGTTGTTAGTGAAGTCGCTACCATCAAGCCCAATTTGAACCGTTAAGCCGTCACGGAACAATACATTCGATACAGTTGTATCACCACCGATAAACTCGCCTGCTGTAACGGCAGTAGTACCAATAATTCTCATACCTGCGTATGTAATTGCACCTTGATTGTCAGCATAAGACTTCCAAAGCGGCACACCTGCTGTGTCCTTAATCAATTTCATTTTTGCAAGCGTAGATGGGTGAACAAATACGGCTGTCGGTGTTCCGAAATTAATCTCGCATTGAAGGGCAATAGCTTCTAATACATCCCACTCGTTAGCGGTTGCGACCGAGTTTGCCAAAGACCCTGCTGCAAATTGAGTAGCAAAAGTTTTTAATCCTTTTAGGTTTTCGCCAACACCATCGCCAGTCAACAACATATTTTCAGTTTCAATAGCAACACGCTTTAGCAAGTTGTTTTGAATATAAGAAATTAGTTGAGGGGTGTCCGCCATCATTTCAGTAGTAACCTTTCCGAAAACAGCAATTTTCTGTACCTCTTGTGTTTTCTCTACATACTTAACAGAAAGTTGAGTTTTTGCTGCACCTTCTGCTAAGAAAATCGGTGTACCCTGTTGGTCGGTTTCTTCAACCCATAACGCTCTGTTTGTAGCAATTGAACCAACACTAACGTTTGCCAAATAACGCTCGGCACGCTGGCGGATTGTTGAAACAATGCCTGTATTTTGCGTAATAGTTACCTGTGTAGCACCTGCACCAATAGTATTAGCGACTGTGAGGTCAACGGCTGCTTTTTGTACTTCAAAAACAAGTGGCTCGTTTTGTTTTCCAGTCTTTACGATAACTTCAATTTCTGCGGCTTTTTCAGCTACTGCATCAGCTAACGCTTCGCCAAAACTTTTTGAAGTTTTCATTTTTAGCTTGTTATTTTTCAATGACAATTCGATTTGGTCAGCCTGTTTTGACACCGCCAATACCTTATCGTCAACATCCTTAACGGCTGTCTTGATTTTTTCTTCGATTGACTTTTCAACTTGTGAAACTTTATCACCGACGTTTTTTTCAATTTCTTTGCCTTTTTCTTCAACGTTTTTTGAGATAGTCTCAACTGCATCAGAAAGGTTTTTTTGAAACACTTCTTTTTCCATTTTATTTATTGGTTATTGTGGAATTTATTTTTTAACTCTTTGAAAAAATCACCCATGAAATCGTCTTGCGGTTGAGTTGTTTCTTTCACGGACTCAATGCCCTTTTGTACGAAATTTTCGTGAATCATTGTCTCAATTAATTTAATCTCAATATCAAGTACACCGAAAAACTCATCTGTGAATTTTCCAGTTTTGAATGCTTTTACTAATTTTGAAAGGTGGCTAAACGCCTTAGATAAGTCGCTTTGATAAACGTCTTTAAATAAATTTTTGACCTCTAAGGTTGGAGTATCGGGATTAGCACCCCAAAGAACGGTAGAACCTTCGTATAATTTTGCTTCTTGTATTTCTGTATAAGAATTTTGACCGTTATCAATTGAACGCCATTTGGCATTAGGAACGGTGAACATTACAGAGTGTTGGTTAATTATTCCTTCGTTGTAAGCCTTAATAATATCAGAGCCATGAGTAGTATCTAATATTGTCGAAGTCATTTTAAGCCCGAAACTGTCCTCTTCAAATGTAGGTTTTGAAAGTACATATTCTGGTTGCCGTCTATGATTTGATAAGTGGAATAATTCATTAGTACCACTTTTGCCACGCTCAACAATAGACTTGCGATAACAACCTGGCATCATCATATCACCATCAAGGTCAATGTTGCCGAATTTCGATACATAAGCAACGATTGTACGCTTTTCAGAGTCAACGTCTATAATATCGCTACCAATATTTTTGAAGTGTGTGGACATTATAAAATAATTGTGTGGATTTTTACGGCTAAATTTACTAATTAATTAGATAATTAACTTATATTTGCGTATTGAAGTGCCTAATAATGCCTAATAATGCCTATTAAATGCAAGCTGTAAGGACTAAAGACGTGCAAGAATTATTTAAATGCCAAGAAAGAACGGCACGTAAAAGAATGCGTGAAGTAAGAATAGCACTAAATAAAGCTACCAGTAACGGAAAAGGCAAACGTGGAGCTGACCCAATTACGATTGAACAAATAATTGAACATTATAGGTTAAAATAACTTAGTTTTCTCCGTTAAATAAATCACCTAAAATCTGACCTATAAGGATATTAGAAATAATATTGCTTCCTGCTGTCTGTGAAATATTTTCTTGATTAGGTGTTGGAGTATAAACGATAGCACAACGACAATTACAAACATTAGCTGCTCCCCCTGCGGGGTCTCCAGGGTATTTCATCAGAACACCTCCAACATTGAATAAGTCATTTTTTGGTATTGGTTTTTTACTCAACATTTCCAAGTGGTCGGGGCGTGTTCGCATATCTTTAACTGGAATCCACGTTTTTTGTAATTGAAACGGTGAATCTTGTACGTTGATTTCAGCAGCACGTGAACTTATAAAAGTTGTCTCGGTTCTGGCAATAAGTAATGCACGTTTTTTTGCTATTGTTCCACTTGTTTTTGCTGCAATTTCTTTTGCAATAACAGGCTTTGTTTTATTATCAGCAATTCCCTTTTCAATAGTTTCTTTGATTAGTTTTCGAGTATAATCTGTAATCTTAGTTACCCTATCCGCTATCTGGGCTGTTTGTGCTATTTTAGCAAGTTCAGCTATCTTTTCAGCATCCCTAAAAGCAAGATTAATTCCTGCAATAGAAACATCTATTGGGTCTTTGTCTTTTTTCAATGATAGCGACATTTGAGCAGCAAAAAACTTTAAAAATTTTTCACCAACGGTCTGATAAAATTCGCTTAGTGCTGTCTTGAAAGTTTCTTCTTTTACTATTTCATTTAATCGAAATTGAACGACTTCAATAGGATAATTATCAATCAATTCTTTTAGTCCAACTACCTGTTTTTTTAGCGTTTTGTAAAAGAATGACAAAGCATAACGCTCTATTCGAGCATTGAACTTGCCGTAAACTTTTGCGAAAGCTATTTTATCTTTTTGAGTCATTTCTTTTGCACTTTACAAGTATATTAATGCCTTTTTTCGACCTCCCCGCCCAGTAGGTTAAATTCTCATTAACATCTGCTACTCTTGACACGTCATAAAAGTCATTTTCTCCAAAATACAACTCTCTTAACGTTCTTTTATCTAAAATATAATCTAAATTCTCTATCTTTTCTACTTCGTCATCATACCTAAAATCTAAAATTTCACCAATAGAACTTTTGCTTTTACCACTTCCTTGACAGCTTAATTTTGTATTAAACCTTTTATCAAATTCCGCCACCACTTTATCAGCATCGGCAAGAACCTTGTCAAAAGTCAATTCTCCGTTATTTGAAGTAACTATATCGCACCAAAGTTGCTGGCGGATTAGTTCGGTGTTGTTTGTGTTGCACATGGGTTATAATCTATTAATTTTTGCATGACTATTCAACGCATTTCTAATGTCAATCCCATTAATGATAACTTTTTGACTTTTACGTGAAAAATAAATGCCAATTAAAAATCCGATAAATGTTGCTACAACTTTTTGAAAAAAATAAAAGGTCGCACTCATACATATAGTATCACCATTTATTATCATTTTCCATATTTCTTTCATAATCATTATTTTTAAAACCCTGCCCCCCCAAAATCAGCAATATCGGGCAAAGTGTTTGATAAATCGTCTAAAATTGCCTTTGATGAAGAAACGAGAATTTTGTCTGCGTTTTCGCCTTCATATTCTCCGTACTTCCACATTCTTCGTATTTCGTTAATAGTGAAAGATTCTGCTTCTTTCATTTCTTTTGCGGTCTCTCTTAATTGCCTTTGAATTTCTGGGTAAACAGTACTATCAAATTCGATATACAAACCTTCTTCTTTATAGGTAGGAACAAGCCAATTATTCAATCCATTTTCTAATGCAGTTAGGTGAGGGAAAACGCCATCAAGTATTGAGTTGAGCCTTGCCGTTTGCATATTGTCTTTTGTACTACTTTGGTGGTCATTCATTACTACACGGCTATCAACGTGAAACAATGAAGCCCAAAAAGCAACATCCGACTTTTGAGTTTCCAATATTTGCAAATCTACTGGCGACATTCCCACTGTTATTTGACCCAAAGGGATATTATTAACTACCACGCCTTGATTTCCTGCCTCTCTTAGTCGTTTTCGCATATCAACATTAATCTCGTCCATTTGAACACCAGTAGGTAATTGTTCGGGAGGTGTTAATGGAAAAATCAACTGTGCAGCTCCCCTGTTTTGTAGAGCCTCTGTTTCAGCTTCTAATGATTCATTTGATTTTTTCAATAGCCGTGCAGCCGACTTCATTACGCTCATTCCGTTTAATTGGCTGCCTGCTGTTGAGTAATCACTTGAAAAATTCCTTACTCTTAATATTTGTTCGGCTGGTATTTTTTCACTTGGATAACGAGCATCAATATAGTGGTCGATAATGTTAAGACCTTGACCGCTAACAGCTTCAATGTAGTTAGATGGCAATAACCATAATTGTTGTATTTTCCCTGCATTCAATCCGTTTTCAGTCCAAACACCTTGAATGGTTGCATTGCCTACAAATTGTTTGAAAATATAATAACCATAAACAAATTCATCCCAATTCATAAATTGGTTAGGTTGTTTCAAAACGTCTAAAATCGGGTGTTCTTCAATTTCTTCAAACGCCATGTTTTTCAAAAACACTTTCGCTGCATCGTTTTCAAAACCGCCTGCCTTTATAATGTTTTTGTATTTTTTTGCTGCTGATTGATTCTTTGTTTTGTAAAGTAACGGAGGTGCTAATGATATTTTTTTTGCACACCAATCGGCTATCGTAAAAATAACGTGGTTGCTTTCAAAACCCTTATTTAGATATACGCTTGTATTGTCAGCGTAATATATTACAGGGCTTGCTCCATGTGTACGAAAAACTAATTGTGCTGGTTGTGCGGCAATTGGTTCAACTTTTATAGACTTTTCCTGCTTATTATTGAAAAAATCAAAAAATCCCATTATATTTATTTTTTATTGTGTGTCTTAGTACATTTTCCATTCTACTGGCTTGGGTTTTAATTCAAAATAAAACCTCATCATTATCATATCTGAATAATCAGGCGAACGCCCTAAAAGTTCCTTAACATCTTCTTTGCGTAATACTGACTTTTTGCCGTCTGAATCAAACTTTGCTTGTTTTACGTATTGAAGTTCTTCGATTGTTTTTTCTCGGTGCGTTCCATCAAACCCGAAGAAAACCTCGTTTTTATTTATTTTGTCCGATAGTCCGAAATAACATTGAGACTTTAGATTGGTAAAATTTGCAACTTGATTAGGTAATATAAGAGGTGACGAATTATTGACAAATCCTTTACACTTCAAAAAATCCTTTACACCTCCACCTACTCCGTCTTCATCGACAATGATATTTGATAGCGGAACTTGATAGTATGATGCAATTTTACGAATTTCATCTGCTACAAAATCAAGCCCACTTTTGTCAATAGTCTTAATACTTATCAGCCGCCATCCGTCCCAAACTCCAATAACTGTTTTGTCCCTACCGTACCGTGCAATATCGGCTGTTATGTATTTCGTTCCACCTTCAACAAAGGTATTAGAAAAACAATTGATAATATTTTCATACTGAATTAATAAAGTTGGGTCATCGTCATACTCAAAATTACCATAAATTAGTCGTTCAATAGTTGTTTTGTCGGCTGTTTTTAATATGCCTTGAATATAATCGTTAACTTCGGGGCTTGGGTTATCTTGCGGCAACGCTGGGATAAAAACAACCTCATTTGTTTGCAAAGATTCTTTAAACGGTTTATAATATCGAGTATAAACGTGGTTTTTGGCTGGGTTAAATGTTTCTAAAACTTTCTTACAAATCCCATACTTGTAATTGTTTTTTCTACCTAATCTGGTAAATAATATCTCAATAGCTTTGTAGTCATTTTCGGCACTTTCGTCTATTGCTGCTCCTGTTAATTCTAACCCACCAAATCGTGTATAAAGTGGGTCAGAAGGCTTATAAGCCATATCAATCAAAAATATTATTGAGCCATTCCTAAACAATATAGCGTTTGATTGTTGGTTATAAGAATAATCAATATCAATTAAAATATTACATTCTCTAAAAACCTTAAACAATGTTAATAATGTTGTTTTTTTGAGCGTTACCAACTCCTTTCTACCTAATCCCCAATAAGTTTCTGGGTATCGTATGCACATGATTGTAAGCCAATAGCACAACAAATAACTTTTGCCTGAAAAAGCAGATCCTCCATATCCAATAAACAAAGTTTTGTTATCAAACAAATAGTCGAGGGCTAAACCTTGTTTTTTTGAAGGCTCAAAGTTTATTTTTATATTTGACATTCCTCATCTGACTTTCGTATTATATTGATAACTGGCAAATTCAACTTTTCGCCGCCTGTGGTTACGTCTGTTTTGTCGGTCAATCCTAACTTGCGAGCAATGATGCTTGAATTAAATTCTCCAACGGTAGCCCCCTCAAACTGCTGATTTTCAATGATTGTCTTTATTTTCCGAACGACTAACGGAAAATCGTTTCCTTCTTCTTTCTCATAATCGTTAAAAGTCGTTCTACCTAAATCGGCAAAAATGCAGAATCCTTCTATACTCATAGGCGTTACCATTGGTATATCCATTACTGTTCCTGCCAATTCTCCCGACTTTATTAATTCTTTTTTGTTCCAAACTTTTTCACTAATCCACTCAAAGTATTTAACAGCTTCATCCCACAAAGTATCGGGCGTATATTTATGATTACGACCGTGCTTGTTTCTAAACTCCCAATAATTATTTCCTTTTTGAAATAACATATATCAAAACTATTTAATTAACAAAACAAAAGTAAGATTTTATTTTGGAATAGCAAAAAAATAAGCGGACAAATTAGCCCGCTCTTTTTGATGGATTCAACCTATTACATCCTATTCTAATCATGAAAAAAATCAATCAGCTTTTTATTAACGCAAATTAGGTACTGACTACGAGACCTGCCTGTGCTTAGTCAACCTACCGTTCGTGAGTAGTAGCCCTCCAACGATTTTGCACCTCATATTCTACAATTATCGTGCAAATGTGAGCAAGGTGTAGGAATCGAACCTACGCTGGGGCAACTACTTTCGTAGAATCGGCAGCCATCTCCTCATTACGCCAAACCTTGCAATTTATTTTTCCTTAAAAAATTCACATGAATTATCAACAAACGCTGCTTTGATGTACGATTGTTGTTTGCTTGCTGCCGACAAGTGGGCTTCGTGTCGTTTGCAGTTGTGCCTTTGTGGACACTTATTTTTTTCTTTGATGCCGTTACAGGCTGAAATGTCATTCATAAAAATATGGGCGGCTAAAAACCGCCCTATTAAGCTGCTGTTAAACAAAACTAAACATACTACGCAAATTTAGTAAAAATTCCGTTTGTTGTTTCTCCTTTTCGGTTTTTTATCTCGTTCCATGCGGATTGAAGGCAAGTTTCGAGCGGATAACCGTAAAACAAAGATACATCATTAAGGCAATCAAGAACGTATTTATTAACGGCATACGGTCTAACTTCTCCTAAGAAATGAGTAAAACACTCTGTCGGTGACTCGGCATTAAATTCTGATATTAATTTGTCCCCTACCTGCTCCCCTAAAATTATTAAAGTAACGGCTATATCACCAAAACCATCAACAATAGCTTCTTTATCCTCTTTCAAACAAGCACGAGCGGTTTCGCCTACTTCTTCGAGA